CGGTCGGTGCATGAAGGCTTCGGCAGTCCGTCATGATATAGACCATTGCCGTCACCGTGACCGGCTCTCCTCCTGAAAGCGGTGTGACCTTCACCTCGAGATCCCGCTTGATGTAGTAGTGCGGGTATCCTTCATACCGGTCAAGGCTCTTCTCGTCGCTTTCCGTGATCGTCCAGACAAGGACGGGCGTCGTTCTTCCCTTCTTCCTTTTGATGGTGGCAGGCCCTTTAAAAAGAAGCTGCCAGCCGTCAAGCTCTGCGGTGCCGAAGGCTGTAGCCTCCGGACACCTGCGTGCCATCTGGTCGATGGAAAGGTTGCTTCCGTATGCGATGTAGTATTTTGTCATTGGTTGTCTCTCCTTCCTTATGCGTTTCTCCATGCGCAGTTGCCTTCCATGTTCCGCATCAGGATCGTGCGGGCCGTCTTGAACTCGTCACCGATGAATCCGAGGCGGAGCATCCAGCAGCGGAAGGCGTAGGCTTCGTTTTCCGTCTGCTGCGGCTTCGGGCTTGCGAATCTTACCTGCTTGGCCAGCTGACTGATCGCGAGGCAAAGCTGGATGTAGGCCTTGAGCTCTCCTGCGTGGAGGCCGCCCTTCCTGCCGTTTCCTTCCTCTGCGAACTGGAAGCACCGGAATTCGATGGTTCCGTGTGTCCAGCAGGCGTGAAGGTTTGTCATGTGGTAGCGGCTGGAGTCGTAATGCTGGTGGCTTCCGTCATGGCCGTTGTACCAGAGCCTCTTGAAGGCTTCGAAGCTCGTGGGCTTCTTCTTGTTGATCCGTGCAAGGAAATCCGGGTCGATCGTCCTGCAGTATCTGCTCTGTCTGTAGGAGTCCAGCCTGATTGCCCTGCCGATCTGCGTCTCATGCGCCGCCATGATGTTGCAAAGGTTCCGAAGGCTCTGCGGTGTGTGGTTCCCGAGGCCGATGTGGATGTGTACTCCGCAGCCCCTGCTCGGGCAGCTCTTGCCGCCTGCGTGCCGCATCTGCCGCACCAGCTCCTGAAGCGTCTCGATGTCGTCGTAGTGAAGGATCGGAGTGACCAGCTCGCATTTTTCTGCGTCCGGCCCTGCGATGGAAACGTCCTTCTGGAATTTCCATTCCCGGCCCTGCGTATCCCATGCGCTCCAAGTCTGGTAGCCGTTCCGGTGTGCTGTGTTTTCGTACCGGTCTGTCCCGAAGAATCTGGCGGCTGTTCTTGCTGCCTTCTCCCGGGTGATGTTGTTCATCTCGACCTCGACCCCGATGGTCTGCTGCTTCATGGCTTCAATCTGTCTTGTGGTTGTCTCTGTCATGGCTAATCTCCTTGCTCCCTTGCGGGTGTGTGCTTTCGTTTTGTTGTGTGTATATATCACTCTGAAGCGCACTAATAGCAAGTTGATAATCGCCTGTAAATCCAACAAATATCAGGCTTTATAAGCCCCATGAAACTGTGTAATTTACACCCCTTCATGGCCTACGCGTTGGGCTGCTCTTTTCTCCTTTGCCTTCTGCTTTGCCCTCTCAAGCTGGTCGCTCGTTTTAAAGGCGACGCACCCGCCAAGATTCGAAAGCAGGATCTTCCTCGTCTTCTTATATCTCTCCCCGTTCATGCCAAGTCGGATAAGCCAGATCCTGAAGATGTACTTCTCATTGGAGTCGTCCACCTGCTTTGCCTGTATCCTCTGCTGGCTGATGGCCGACTGATTCATGAGCGCTGCCAGATCCGTAAAGGCCTGCGCTGCATCGCTGCCACCTGCAGCCGGGAATCCCGTCATTCGGATTCTGTCCTGCGTAAGCTCGATGCCGTGAAGCTCTGCGCTGTGTTCAGCAATCACCTTCTTCACAGCTTCTTCGGAATCGTCCGTATCCGTCAGGGCTTCGATCAGGCTTTTATCTACCGCGAAGTATCCGCCGGTCGCCTTGCTGAGCATCTCTCCCCTCGAATAGAAAAGATTCATCAGGTTTTTAAGGCTCCTTCCGGTGTGCCCGGAAAGCGGAAGCTCAATGTTAAGCTCCAGCTGTTCTTCCTCCGGTTCCGATACAAGTCCCTCTGTCACCAATGTCCGGATGAGCTCGCCGTCCGCCTTTTCGTTATCGACGGTAAGTGTCCCGTCTTTTTCTACCCGGTAGTCTCCGATCTCATAAGCCATCGAAGGCGTCCTTAGGTATTTTGGTTTTATGCCGGTGAGCTCTCCCATCCTCTTTACCAGTACCTTTCTGTCCTCTGCCTTGCATTCCATCTTCAACATGTCTGATCCTCCTTTGCAGCAGTGATTTTTTGGTAGTACATACATCACTCTGAAGGGCGGATAAGTAAAGTCATTTATCTGTTATTTTTCAGATTCGGCATATGTGACAAATCACGCCTCTTCCAGCAGTGCTACCGCCTCTTCGAAGGTCAGCTTCTGGCCGCCACGCATCACGTAGACATCGTCCGTCTTCCCGCCGTTATATTCGATGTAGCGCTTTACGATGACGTCGGCGAACTTCGGATCAAGCTCGATGCCCCTGCAGACCCTGTCCGTCTCGCAGCAGGCAATGAGCGTCGAGCCACTGCCGAGGAACGGATCAAGGACGATGCCGTTCGTGGCAGAGCTGTTCCGGATCGGATAGCTCATCAGCACCACCGGTTTCATGGTCGGATGGTCTTTGGACGATCTCGGCTTGTCATACTCCCAGACCGTCACCTGCTTCCTGTCGGAATACCACTTGTGCGTGCCCTTCTGCTTCCAGCCGTAAAGGCACGGCTCGTGAATCCACTGATACGGACTTCTTCCGAGCACGAGGGAATTCTTCTTCCAGATGCAGCATCCGGATAAATAAAATCCGGCGTCCTGAAATGCCCTGCGGAAGTTAAGGCCCTGCGTGTCTGCGTGCCAGACGTAAATGCTGCCGTCATCGGCAAGGTTGGCGTGCATGCACTGATAGGAAGCCAGAAGGAAATCATAAAATGCCGCATCGGACATGTTGTCGTTCATGATCTTTCCGGCGGTCTCTTCCACATCCACGTTGTAGGGCGGGTCGGTCAGGACGAGGTTTGCTTTTTCCCCATCCATGAGTGCCACGTAGTTCTCGGCCCCGGTCGCATCACCGCACAGGACTCTGTGCCTTCCGAGGTGCCACATGTCTCCCAGCTGCGAGAACACAGGATTTGCAAGTTCGCTGTCCACATCGAATTCGTCCTCGGAGACTTCCCTGTCATGCACCTTATTAAAAAGCTGCTCGATTTCCGGCGGCTCAAAGCCTGTCTTCCCGAGGTCAAAGTCGCTGTCGCCGATGTCCGCAAGCAGCGCAGCCAGCAGGTCTTCATCCCATGCGCCCGTGATCTTGTTGAGCGCAATGTTTAATGCCTTCTCCCTGACCTTATCGACATCGACCACGGCACAGGGCACCTCGGTATACCCGAGATCCATCGCTACGGTCAGCCTCTGGTGGCCTCCGATGATCGTCATATCCGCATTGACCACCAGCGGGTCGGCAAAGCCGAACTCCTCAATGGAATCCTTTATCTTCTGATATTCCTTATCTCCCGGCTTCAGTTTTTTTCGCGGGTTATACTCCGCAGGCTTTAAATCCGTCACCGGCAGCATCCTAAGTTCTGCCATCTTCATTGCTCATTCTCCTTCAATTTCTCTATATACCGGTTCAGGTACCAGACCGCCTTCTGCAGGTCTTCCACCGTTTTGTCCGGATCTTTCTTCCCGGCGCGTGCGATGTATTTCACCGCATTGCCGAGGTGGTAACAAAGGCCCTTGTCCTCGATAAAATCGATGACTTCAATCTTCCCGTCCGTGTAATGGCTCGGGTGATTCACCGGATCGTTTAGCATTGTCCTTCTCCCTCTGCCTGCTCTTATGTTTTGAAAACGCCCACCGGCATCTGTCCGAGCAAAAGGCCCGTGGCCGTCCGCGCTTCTTTACCGGCGTCATCGCCTTCCCACACCACGGACAGAACTGTTTCGCGCAGGCCGCGATGAATTCGTCCATGTCGGGATCGTCATATGCCTGCTGCATGATCTCCTCCCGTCCACGAAATTCCGGCGTGTCCACGAAATTATCCGCAGCCGGGTTATGAAAAGCGCACCGGCATTCCGTCCGTTTTCTATCGGTTTTTCAGGGCATCAAAAAAGCGTGGGAGCCAGTGTTCCTGCTGGTTTTCCATGCTTTTTAGTGTCTATTTTGCGAATGCGCTCCGGGCCGTCTGACCCGGGCTATGCAATTTCGCGATTTTTAACAGAAGAGGGGGCGGCGGTCTTGGAGGGCCACCCTGTAGAGATTCATACCCGCCCCCGGGCCGCCGCCTGCGTGTGCGTGTCAGTATCTGTACGTCGGCACTTCATCTTCGAGTCGTGTCTTTTGATCGTGACAGTGTTTGCAGAGCGGCTGCCAGTTCGATCTGTCCCAGAAGAGTTTCTGGTCGCCACGGTGCGGCACGATGTGGTCGACCACCGTCGCCTTCACATACCTTGGCGGTACTTGCTGCATGCACCGCACACAAAGCGGATGCTCCGTGAGGAACTTCCTGCTCTCCTTCTGCCACCTGCTTCCGTACCCTCTTGCTCCGGCGGACGCTCTGCCGTCACCGGGATGCTCCTTCTTATGTTCTTCGCAATACTTCTGCCCCGCAGGTACAAGCTCGGGACAGCCCGGATGCCTGCAGGGAACCTTGGCCTTGTATGGCACCGTCCTCACCTCCATCACAAAAGGCCAGCAGGTTTGTCCCACTGGCCTTCGCGCTCTTTTGCTAATAACACTATATCTCATTTCTCAAGGGATGTCGTCCGCGATATTCCTCATCACTCTTTCCCGAACAGCAGCACCTGCAGGTGATCCACCGCACGGTTTTTCTTATTGTAGGCGGACGTCCGCTCGATGCTGTACTTGTCGCAAATGGCATACACCGGACTCATCATATCATCCGGAGCGCCGTAGAACGCTTCCAGCACATACCGCTCATCTTCCGTGAGCTCATCCCATGCGGGCTGGAACCACGTCATGTACTCCACTGCCTGACGGTACCGCTCCTTCAAAACATCGATCTGGTCGATTTCCTTGATGAGCTTACTCTCCGCCGCCTTCGGATCGTGTGCGTGCGGCATCCCGTCAAAGCCGGGACTTCTCACACTCGTCATCCTCTCCCTGACCTCCCGGATCTTTTCATCGGTGTGGTCAATGATGAACTGCATACTTGCGTAATCCCTGATTGCTGCGATCGTGGCCGACCGCTTGTCCAGATACTTCCAGATAATACTCATTGTGGCTACCTCCGATTCGTTTGATAGTTTCCCCTCGGATTGACCATGATTGTCATTCGTTCAGATGTGCCCTTACAGCCTGTATAAGGTTCTCCTGCGTCGTATCCTTATACTCGATGGCTTTCAGCACATCCTCATCCACCGTGCCCTTGCAGATAATGTGGTGGATCGTCACTACCTCTCTCTGGCCCTGACGCCAGAGGCGGGCATTGGTCTGCTGCACCATTTCCAGTGACCAGACCCCAGAAAACCATATCAGGATATGGCCTCCTTCTTGGATATTGAGTCCGTGGCCAGCCGATGCCGGTGAAATGATAGCAACCGAAATCTTCCCGGCATTCCAGTCCGCGATATCTTCTGAGCTCTTCAAATCCCTCGGCTGATATCCAAGGCCACTCAGGTGCTCGATGATCCTCTGCCTGTCGTGCTTGTACCAGTACGCGATCAGGACGCTCTGGCCGTTTGCCTGCTCCACGAGGTCTTCCAGCATGAGGAGCTTGCGGTCATGGATTTTTACAATCCCGCCGTCATCACTGTACATGGCACCGTTTGCCATCTGCAGGAGCTTCCCGGAAAGCACCGCCGCATTGGAAGCTGTGATATCCTCTCCGCCGATGGTGAGAACCAGATCCTTTTT